GAACCCGACGAGGCAGTGGTCTGGGTTGATGTAGTTGGCCAGGTCGAACGAGCCGACCTGGCCAGACTCGTCACTCATCACCGGGCGCCCCGGCCGGTGCCGCCGATCCCGCCGGGCCGGCTACCGAACAGCACCTGGCCCTTCGGGGTCTTCGTGGTGGCGACCTCCTTGGGCGCGCCCGAGGTGATCGGCTGCGCCTCGTGGGCGCTCGCCATGCCACCCTTCTGGCCGAAAGCCATGTCCCTTCTCCTTACGCCGCTGGAATCCTTCGGCTGACATTCAGCGCCAAATTCGGCGCCCCTGATGGCGTGGTACCGACGAGAGCCATCAGGAGGTCTGCTGCCCCGCCCTGGCCGAACTGGGCCTGGCCGGGGGCGATACCCTCGGGAAGGCCTGTTTGCTCGTTGAAGATCTCCGACTCGGTGGCGGCGCCACCCGCAGCGGTGGCCTCTTCGCTGGGCTCGGGCGGCGGCGGGGCAAACACCTGCTGCACCGCCTCCTCGATCGACTTGCCTTCCTGGCGGAGCCGCATCACCTCAGCGATCTGGAGCACCGGCATCGCCGGGTCCATGCCCTGGGTGGCCATCATCGGGATCGCCTGGGCGTAGCCGGCCACCGCCTGGGTGAGCGCCATCCGCACAGACTCGATGTCGATCTGGCGCTTCTCTTCCTCGACGTTGATGTCAACCGGGAGGTGGCGCATCGCGGTGTCGTGGCTGATCACACCGGCGCCCAGCGACTGGAGGATGAGCACCAGCGCCCGGTTCGGGTCCAGCCCCGCGGTCAGCCCGTAGGTGACCTCACAGTGGTAGTTGCCGCGAATGTCGCGGGCAGGGGTGTAGGTGACCTCGTAGGGGGCGCCGCTCAACCGGCCGCGGACCGTCTTGCGGACGTTGCCGAACAGCTTCTCGTCCATCTCCAGGACCATCGACATGACGTCCCGGAGACCAGCAGCCAGCATCAACTGGGCCGTCTGCACCACCGAGGAGAACGTGCCCATGAGGGCCTCGACACCCTGGCCGGTGATGATGCTGGCGTCGATGTTGCCGGAGCGGCCCTCCGGGTAGCGGAGGGCGAGCCGCTGCTCCAGCGCCAGGTTCTGAAGCTCGGCAAAAAGGCCCGCGGGGATTGCCAACTGGACCTTGGCGACACCGTTCGGATTCTCGGTGCGGATAACCGCCCCCGGCCCGAAAGGAACCTCCTGCACATCCAGCGGGGCCACGAGGGGCGCGTTGACGATCTCCTCGGTCGCCTGGACGATGAAGTTCTGGGTCACCGCTCGGGCGACCTGCACAGGGATGGCGTCGTCGAACTGGCCGCGGACCGTCTTGCCCAGCTTGGGCATCTCCACGACCCTGACGGGGCAGCGGCCAATCGGGTTCTCCACCCGATACAGGACGATCGCATCCTCTAGGGTGACCAGCATCTGCTGGTCGTCGTCGTACCAGTAGGCGACCTCGACCTCGTGGTCGCGGTTGTCGCCGTACGGGCGGAGGGCGTAGAGCTGGCCCGCCGCCTCCGGGAACTCCCGCGCCAGCTCGTCCAGGTTGCGGCAGAAGACCCGGCAGTAGTAGAGGGTTCTGCGCCCCCAGCGGTCAAGCTGATAGTGGGCGCGGAAATTGTCGTCGGCGCGGATCTTCGGGGTCTTCTCCTCGAAGTCGGGCTCGACGATGAACGCGGTGAAGCCGTAGGTGATGAGCCGGTCGGCGGCCCCGTACATCTGGGCCTGGAGGTTGCTGGCCTCGACGTGACCGTTGATGATCTTCGTCAGCTTGTCGGCGAAACGTTTCGCCGCGTCGGAGGCCATGTTGGTGGGCCGTGACTCGAACGTCGGCAGCGGGCCAAGGTTCTCGCTGAAGTCCTTGGCGGCGATGTCGATCATGTTGCTGACGATCGGCTTCGGCCAATCCTCGGGGAACTTGCCGATCGCACAGGAGACGTCGTTCCAGCGGCCCTCGCGGACGGCCAGCACATCTTCCTGGGCGGCATTCCGCTCAGCGTCGCGGGCGCGCATGTACTCCACGCGCTCCACAACCTGCTTAGGAGTCAGTGCCATTACCAAACCGTCCCGGAGATGTAGTCAGCCAGGTTGATAACTCGCTGCTTCGCCCGCTGGGCGGGGGTCAGCCATTTGGAGCGTTGGAAGTGGGGGGCGCCCCGCTGCCCCGACTTCAACACCTCGCGGGCGCCGACCTCCGCGAACCACAGCGCCATTACCAAGTCGCACGGGGTCCTCTTCGGGTCCAGCTCCGGCGACCAGGACTCAAGCTGCCACCAGGGTGCGCAGCGCCGTCTTATCAAGCCTGGGTAGCTCGATGATCGGCTCGACGATGCACTTGATCTCGCCGCCCTCAGTGCGGTCCCACGACCCGAACAGCGGCGCCATCGAGGCCACACCGAACTCCGCGTCCCACTTGTTGGTGCCCGTGTAGTGGGGTTTGAAGACGATCCCGTGACCAGCCAGCCAGGCCCGCAGCTCCGCGTCCTGGGTGAACATGGTCAGCAGGCCGGTCTTTTCGACCCGCCACTCGCGGATCGGATACTCGACCGACCAGTTCTTGATCAACTGCTTGAGCCGCAGCGGGGTCGGGGCTTTGATNTTCGCCGCGTCCACCACGTAGCGTCTGCGGGTGCGCGGATCGACCGCGTAGACGATGCCGGCGGCGTGGCCGGAGGTGGCGGGGTCCAGCGACCCGATCCAGTAGCAGCCGTCCGGCACCCGGTCGAGCCCGCCGTCCTTGCCCCAGCGGCGCCGGTTGTTGATGCTCGCGGCGACCGCGTAGTGGGGGAAGGTGGCGTCCTCATCCACCTCGGTCTGCTGGAANACCAAGGCAAACCGGCGGGGATCCCAGCCGTCCCGCATGCGGGCCAGGTGCACGCCATCCCACCGCGGGTAATAGCCGTCGCCGTAGCCCTCGCGACACTCTGGCGTCCCGCAGTCGCAGTCCTCGCCCCACGAGTCGAGCGCCTTCGGCCACAGCGTCACCCAGTCCTTGGGTTCGCCGACCTCCTCCAGGATCGCCGGCTGGGACAGNTAGGTCCACGGGGACTTGCCNGAGGCGTAGTGCTCCCCGTTGCGCAGCTCCCGGTAAAGGTCGATCGGGTTAACGCGGGTGCCGATGATGAGGATCGTCCCGCCCGGCCCGAGCCGGGACTCGACCTCCTGCGTCAACCAAAGGCGTTGCTTCTCGTGCTGGTTCGAGTTCTCCAGGTCAACGCAGTCGTCGAGGATGATCAGGTCAGCCCGGGTACCGTAGATCTGCTTGCCGATACCAGCGGCCTGGACCGTCGGGTCCTTCTCGATCCCGTCCCGGTCCATGATGTCCAGGAAGATCTGGTCCTGGGTCCACGACTCAGCGGTCGCCTTGAACCCGCCCTCGGGGGCGAAGTGCTCGATCAGCTTCGCGTACCGCGGGTGAGTCAGCCGCATCTTGATGGCGCCCAGGAACTGGGACGCCAGCGTCGCGGTCTTGGAGACGATACGGATCCGGACGCTCGGGTCGCAGCAGATCCGGTACGTCGCGTAGTCGACCGTCAGGGTGATCGACTTGCCATGATAGGGCGGTGTCGTAACGATGATCCGGTTCTTCCGCCCCCGCTCGTAGATCTGAGCCGGGTGCAGATCCCGCGGCTCCCGGCCCTCCAGCAGATCCACCCACTGCTGCTGGTGCCAGGGAACCTCCTGGCCAAGATATTCCTTGCGCCAGGCAGCAAAGCCCATCTCCCGAGCCCGGCGACGGTAGCCCTCCCGGGAAGAGTCATCGACCTTCCGGGTCTGCATCGCCAGGTCGACCCTGGCTTTAAAATCCGGGTCCGTCCGGCGCCAATACTCGTAGGTCTTGACCGACCGGCCAACCTTGTCCATCGCGGCCTGGACCGTCAGCCCAGCCTCGATGAACTCGATCGTCCGCGCCTTCGCGGTCCGGACGTCATACCGGACGCCGGTCGTCCTACGCTGCCCGCCGCGGGACCTCGCAGAGTAGACCTTGCCGGTGCTCAACGACCAAACTCCAGGG